GAAATCATTTTAGTATTTCTCCAATTTAATACCAAGAAGTTTGAACAATATTTTACGATACCATGGGGGTTCTTCTTTGTATGTAAATGTTACTGTATCCTCTGCCAATTTCAATACAGAAGTACCCCAATTAACTTGTGTCGATATTAGACCATCATATGTGAAGGATGATGTATACGTCGGCGTTTTCTGAATAGCACAACCTTCATAATCTAATTCTAATGGTATCTGTTCAGTAAGAGGCCAGAAGAATTGTATCTCTAATTGGTGCATAATCAATCCCACAGGTTGCGGTAGTATTTACCAAACAAACGAAAACCATTTTGCATTCTTTCCTCTACAGCACGAATACCGTCATAGTCGCATTTATAAGTATGTTTAGGACCATGACCCATCTGGAAAAATGAATGTTCACCTTTTAATACTTCATTCCCATCTTTGTCTACAGGTGTCCACAACATGTCAATTTCACCTGAACTATATGCATCTTGCCATGAATCATCAACGAGGTGTTCAAATGCAAAAATCATTTCATCGAGAACATAATCCCAACGAGCGAAGTGATTACCATCAACAGCATATTCATCGTCTTTAGGGGGTGCAGAGGTAGATTTCAATTGTTCAGGAACATCCTCATCATCAACACCAGGAGCGCCATGCTTACTTTCCTTTAGTTGCTTGAGCATAGGAAGAATAATGTAGGACAATGTGTGATCCATGCTCCATGTATCCCAACGGTCAATCTTTACATAACGAACCTGTGGGTGTATAAAGTCTAGAAACGTTTGAAGTGCGGTAGTAAAAGGTAAGAGAATATCTGACAGTTTTACAATGATAGGCTCATCATAATCAATTTCACGCCAGAAGAAAACCTTTTCTAAAATAGTATATGGAGAAATCCAATGATTTCTATAATTTGAAATGTAGACTTTCATTCATCTTTATCCATAATATGCAACATAGTAAAAAAACCTATTGTCATCAAAAGAAAACCAAATAAGTCACCAAACCTTATAGAAAGAAAGGCAAACACAAAGAACAAAAAATAAACTAAATTATCTCTCATTAACAATGGCAGTAATCTGATGAGCAGGAATGCCAATGTCATACGCCATACAATGATAGGTCAATAGCTGAATGATTCTGGCAGCTTTATTTATGAGTACACCACGTTCATGCTCACCGAACTGATTTTGAAGCATGGCATACTCATTCAACTGCTGAATAAACCTATCTATTGCTAGAGAATCTTTAACTATCTCACTCATTGGTTATAGGAAACAATTTAAGTGCTTCTAGTTTATCTTGATACTCTGCAATATAAGCCAATTCTTTTTCAATAGCATCCATCAGGTCTGTGTGTTCTGGTAGTGCTGTAGGATTACGCAGCATCACCTCAACATTCACACGGTGCTTTTGAATATGGCTTTGAAAGTGAACCATACTTGTTTTTAATATTTCGTTTCTCATCTATACCTCCACATATTTAAGTTTAAAATCGTCTGCACGGCTTTCATACCCATCATAACCACGAGGATTACATACGACACGGGTAGTACCAACCATATAATCAAACTCATCATGGGTGTGACCGTGCGTCCACAATTTGATGTTTCGGTTATCCAGAATGAACTCGGTAAGGTCACTTGAATAGGCTCCGTTGATTAAATGTTCCTTAGCATATTTAGGCTTAACACTTTCCTTTGTTGGTGCATGATGACCCACAACAACAAACTTTGTATCAGGATTCAATGATAAACAAGTTTTCAGTCTGGTCAAGAACTGCTCATGATCCTTCATAGCATCTTCAGGAAGAAAACGATATCCTTCACCATTTTTCTTGTTAGTTACCAAACGAAAATCATTCATTCTATGCTGAACCGTACTGGTAGTAATTGGATCACCTTTGTTCATATCAGTCCACAATGTACCACCAAAGAAAATAACATCATCGATACGAAGGCTTTCTTTGTCTAGAATAACAAAGTTATTGAACCTAAACACTTTACGGAGTATAGACAAAGTATCACCGAAGTCACCATGATAGTGTTCATGGTTACCTGCGATAAACAATACCATCTTGAATTCTTTACAGCAATTCTCTACGAAATCATAGAACTTTTGTGCCCGTAGTGCTCCATCATCCATGATAGGATCATGTAACATTTCAAGGTCTTTGGCAACAAGGATATCACCACCAAGAATCAATACATCGGCACCTTCTTCATTACGAAGAACAAGGTCACCAAACTCAAGGTGAAGGTCAGAGCAAACGGCGATTTTCATATGTATTTGTATATTTCATGACGAGCTTCAGTTAAGGAAGAAAACTTCTTATCTTTTATATAGATGGTCTTTGATGACATTACACGGCATTCACCAATAAGTGTATCGAATGAGTAATAGGTATTCTTACCATCAACCACTTTTGTTTTGCAATGATAGTCTTTTGCTAGACCAGAAAACATCAGCAGTTCACGGAATTCATCAGATACAAGTTTACGCAGGTATGCAGCATTCATAATATAAACCTTTTCTCACTCAATACTTTATTGTATCATGACTGGCTTGAATTGTCAACTGTTTCTTTTTTGCAACACTTAAAAGTATCCTTCTTTATTTTCTTTTGCAGAATAACAAAAAAGTTTTTTCTCCCACTTAATATCTGGATCTTCTTCTATGATACGCATAGCAACATGTAATCCTTGATATGTTCCCGAAGGATCATGTATAATATAATTTACAGGCCTACAAAATGCATCGTTCCAAGGAGTAGGATTTTTTTGTGCCTGTACAATATTGTTCTTTGATTCTTTTGGTGCTTCAATAGGAGAAGCAAGCAAAGGAAGAACAGCACAAAGAGCATGAACACAAGTGACGGGCATGATTATTCTCCATCAATTTTCTTTGCAGGTTTTTTCACAGGTTTAGGAAACTTTGCACACCACAAACATTTTGTAGATGGTTTGTCGTAGAAATATAAATTCATGTCAAAGAATTCCTTTTTGCATGATTCGCAGGTAGCCTTGTGCATCTCAACTTCTACTTGTTCAGCTATCTGCCTTTTTCTACTGAGGCGTTTGGGTTTGTCTTCCATAAAATCTAAGATGCTCATTTTTTTGTCTATCTTTGAAGATATCCTAACACATAATCAATCACTTGCCGCTGATTTTCCTCATACACTTGATTTGGTGTTTTATTCTCAAATGCAAGATTAGGACTTTCCCACCATCTGTTCACAAGGTCATCACTACCTAACATGGCAAACAGCATGATATTCAGTTTTCTTTTCTTATCAGAGTCCATTGTAGTAGTTCACCATACCAACAACATAAAGGAATACTATTATGCATTGAACGGTCATCAGACTCCACTTACGCCAGTGCCAACCTAGAATAAACCACATCAGGTTACCTATTGTTTGCACATATAGGTAATAAGGAAATAAATTGAAGGCAGCCATTGCCACACCAATAATCAGTATGGCTGTGGCTGTCCACTCAAAATAGAATTCCTTACTCACACTGCCTCAGCGGCTTCTTTTGTTGCAACAGGTGCTGGTGTAGCAGCAGGCTTGCCAGTGTAGCAACCATTCGTGTCGAACTCTTTGAAGTTTACAAGTTGGTAGGCAGACACTTTACGACCGTCTTTGATGACCTTGATGACGCCGTTATCAAACTTACGGATGTCATAGATGAAGGTAGACAGGCGATACATCAAGGCAGACATTTTAGCATCAGCAGCAAAGGATGCTTTGATATCGTCAACAGATACAACTTTACCGCTCAGGAGAACCTGTGCAACTTTGTTGTGAGGACGAATTTTAGGTGCTTTAGTTTTAGACATAATATAAATCTCCAATCAAGTTAGTACAATGATATCTTAACACACTGTGGATAGTATGTCAAGGGTTAAAAAGGAATTTCGCCAGATGTTGGTGTTTGTATCGCCAACACTTCAGGCTCATTCGCTTTCGCATCAATCTTGGTATACAGATCCAAGAATGAAGTTTTGGTTTCTGCATCAAAACGTGCCACACACAATTCAATGGCTTTCATGCGGTCACCAAAAATCTTATATGCTTTGGCAATGTGAACAAGACGGCGAGTAGAAATAATTTCATCTACGGCATTCTCATCAAACGATTTGCGAATAACATCTGCCCATTGTGTAAGCAGGTCAACGAATTCTTTGTCCTCAATAAGAGGTGTAAGAATTTTCTTTTCTGTCTTAACATCAGGATATTCTTGTTCGACAGTAATAGGGAAACGCTCAAGGAACGCATCATCGAGGATTTGTGACAGATACTTACCTTCATCAGAGCCACGACCTTTGGTGTTTGCAGTAGCAATCACATTGAAGCCAGATGCAGGATAAACCATCTCACCATTCTTTTTGTTGTAGTATGGTTTGCCTTCTAAGATACCTTGTAGGCACATTAGTTTATTAGAACCACGGTCAACTTCATCAATCAACAGAATGGCACCACGTTTCATTGCAACAATAACAGGACCGTCACGGTTAACCACATTACCATCAACAAGTGTAGGACCACCAAGCAGATCAGATTCATCGGTCTCAATAGAAATATTGACACGGATACATTCACGTTTCAATGCGGCACACACTTGTTCGACCATCAAGGTCTTACCGTTACCTGATAGACCAGTAACGAAGATAGGATAGAATTGTTTTGAGCCAATGATTTGATTCAGGTCCTTGTAGAAACCAAAAGGAACATAATCGGGATATAGACTAGGAATAGAAGGTTCTGATTCATCAATCAATTTGGGTTGTTTGAAAGCCAGTACCTGAGCCGCCATCTCAACGGTCTCGGTTTCTTTTACCTCAACAGTAACAGGAACCTTTACCTCAACTTTGCTACCTTGAAGGACAGGAAGTTTATACTGGCCACGACCTGCACGGTAAGTAGGACGAGAAACAAACCAGTATGGGAACGGTGCATCCTTTTCTGTTACCACACGGTCAATAGCATCCCGTGTAAGAATAGCACCAGGACCATATACCTCAGTGGCCGCTTCAACAAAGGCAATTGCATTACGATTCATATTCACCTCGCTCATAATCAGATTCATCAGGATACAAGTATCCCATCTTTTCCATCGTTTTTATTACCTCATCAATGGTTATACCTAGAAAGGTTGAAACTTGCCTAGGTGTATATCCATCGTCAATCAATTCCATAATTGATATCATTTGGTCTTTCATTTTACCCATTGTTTTACCTCATTGTTACCAACACCATTAATTATAATGGATGATTGATGAATTGTCAACAAGTTTACCTCAATGTTGTAAAAATACAACATCAAGCCCCCGGCCAACGCACGGTACCATAATTGAATGTCAAAATGTTACCTCGGGCAAAGTTGGTAGCAGGAGCATTCCAACTGGCAGCCTTGAGGATGTCACCTTTCTTAAACTTCTTACCATCTTCTTTTACAATAAAAGAATGGACAGAGGTACCTTGAATAACCTTGATATATTTGTTACCTTCAGTATATCGCAGTTTATTCCCAAACTCCTTGGTCATATCTTCACGGATTTTACGGGAAACCTCATCTGGTGCATCCTCAGGGCGGCTCCAGGTTTTATAATCCTCGAAGATATAATTAAGATAAGAATTAATTTCGTTATTCATATATTAACCTTTTACAAAATTGTCAACGGTTTGTTGACGGATTTGATCCATTACATTTTTGAAAACTTCCTCACTTACATTTTGCGAAAGGACACTTACTAAAATTGAATGTAGGTAGCCAGAGGTGTAAGAATAGCCGCCCACGGTGTTATATTTTTGAACATTGACAGCCGTGAAACCTTCCAGGGTTGCTTTGGCCTCATCACGGCGGCGTTGGACTGTTATCATACTCTTACGCATATTGGCTCCTCATCAATCAATATGGATACATTATGGGGCATCCGTGCCGAATTGTCAAGGGCTATTTTTGTTGTATTTTTGACAACACGGACAGTGGACCGCTCAGGACCTAGTGGCTATGCGGTCCGACGGGAGGCTAGGAAGGGCTGTAGGAGGTTTTCTGGTAGTGGTCCATATGGAGATATCAGCCAAAAAAAGAGCCTCCTATGCGGAGGCTCTGGAAATTATCAAAAAAATAATTGTTGGATTAATACCATGTCCGATGGACTTCGTGGACAGTTTCAATTCCGTCATATTCATCAATTTCATAATTGACATCATCGGGAATATCCACAATTGTCAAATTAGCAAAACGACCATTGGCCTTGATTCCCATTTCCTCCACAACCTGTACTAGGTGTGGATCATTCCGTTCCATGTCATAACCCGAAAAATAAACTCCATTCATTTTTGAATAGCTTCGGGTTTCTTTTGCTTCCTTTTCCAATATACGGAATTCATGCACTGGGACGGTGTAATAGGAAGTAATAAAGCCATCGTCCTCCCAAAATAATTTAATGCCTTTCAATTCAGCATAACGCATTATGGCTTTATGCGATAATCCGAAGCCGCCATAACAACGGTTGATTACCAATTTCATTTTATTTCCTTTCAGTTTTTATCCACAGGAACGGCTATTATCTTACAATTAACATTCCTAGGTAATTCTTTTTGGCATTCAGTAACGGCTACTTTCCTATCATAATCACCCACCATGTAACCCGCTAGACCACCAAAAATAAAACCGATTGCTACAAGGAATGGCACAATAACATCATCCATTATGTTACTCCATATTGAGTTTTTAATTTCTTGATTTCCGCTTTAAGATTACGGTTTTCAAGTTTAGCCCATCCTAGGTCATCCTGCATTTTTTTCATTTGTGTGGCAAAATCTCGGTCAGCAGGTGTTAAGGTTTCTTCTGGTGTAAGAATAAATTTACCATTTTCCCAATCAAACCCATTGTAGGCTTGTTTCACTGGCACCATAGGTATAGCACCAACAGTGGTATATGGTAATTTGATAGCCACCATTATTTCAACATCATCCTTTACATATTCCAACTTTTGTTTTAATTCCATGGCTTTCATCATTCAACTCCAAAGATATTTTATCATTGATGCCATAGCCAGCAAATAGGTTAGGCCTTTACCGATTGTAAATATGCCTACCCACCATTGTTCCATTTCATGTTCAGTCATAATTTTATCCAAAAATAGCTTGGTTCATTTCATACACTTTCATTTCCTTTTCCGTGTATGATACGGCATGCCAGGCACCGTCGGGTGTTTGGGCACGGACAATATCAAAAGAATAGATAGAACCCATTTCAGTAAAAAAGCCTTCAACCTCTGCAAAGCGGGTGACAGCCTTTTTATTGTCCATCATGGTACCATACCATCCATTACGGAGTTGGAAACGCATTCCTTTTTTAATATCAGCGGTTTTCATAATAATCTCCTAGGTCAATGTAAGTACATTATAAATGTGGTGGATTGAATTGTCAAGCAATTTTTTGATGTGGTATTATAAATAAGAATGTCCGTCACGGTACTGGTAATACCCACGGACTCTAGACATTTTGACAATAGAAAGGAACTATAATGCCCAGCCATAATATATATCACCTTTCCCAGGAACAATGGGATGCCTTTAATAAATCAATGTCAGATATAATGGACATTGAATATAATCCTTTAGAAAAGCCTTCCGATGACAATTTCATCATAGTGCCTCATTCTATTCCTTGGAATAAAGGAAAAGAAATGAACCAAGATTATAAGGACGCCCACAAAGGTTACATTTTTACTCCAGAACAATATTCCAAGGTTATCAATCATTTGAATAATTTAAGAAAAAAATTATATTCTGAGGAAAGAAATAAAAAAATATCGGAATCATTGAAAGGGAAAACTTTTTCCGAACAGAGAAAACAAAACATTTCAAATTCTCTTATAGGTAAGAAACTATCTGAAGAACATAAGAAAAAAATTTCAAATTCTCTTATTGGTAAACCATCAAGAAATTTAGGAAATAAACATTCCGAGGAAACAAAGAAAAAAATGTCCGATGCAAAGAAAGGAAGAACTCCTTGGAACAAAGGAGTCTCCGGCTATAAAAGAAATAAAAAATCATCCGCATAGTGCAAACTCGGCCAATTGTTTCCAGTTACCGTTAGGATTACTCTTACGGATCTTTGTGCATTGTATAAGTGAACGGAGGGACAATTCACGAACACGGTCCTTAACATCATCAATAAGGTTAAGGGCATCAAGTTTCATAGCACGGGAAAACTCAGGCATAAACTCTGGTGCATCAATCAGGTATCGCATACGGTCCACTTTTTGTTGCGTGGTCATTGATAGGTCAACGACCATAGAACGGCTGAGGATCGCTTGGTCAATCTGGCTAGATGATAGGTTACTGATAAAAACCACACGACCTTTGAATTCAAAGGATTGTGGTAAATCATCATCACGGATATCGGCACGATAGGTGATGATACGGCGAGAATAAGAATCCAACGCAGCCTTCAATAAATTCAATGATACAGGATCACGCAGGATGGAATCTGTATCATCAAAGACCAGGACACCATTACGATTTTCGTATAATGCACGATACAAACCTTTTGCTGTGGAGTATCCACGAACCACACGGTAGGCACTTTTGCTGATGGTCTCGCCAACTTCAAAATCTTCGGTCAGCGAAACATCCTGCAGGCCTGCTTGGCGTAAGGCTTGGGTTACAGTAAAGGACTTGCCAAGACCGCCAGGACCAGTGACAATGACGGAAGCTTGATCGCCAAGAGCCAGCATGGTGACCATATCAGATACAAAGCCGAATCGCTCATTAATTGAAAAACGGGACTCAACAGCAGGAGCAGGCTCGGTATTAAACTTGGTGATAGTAACGGGACCATTTACTTGGTTTTTAGTGCGGCGAAAGCCGGCTTTAGGAACGCCACGTGGCATAATCAATTCTCCATATCAATAGTTGATGGTGCTATT